CAGCCCACAGAAATCTTTCATTGCTTGCTTTAGGTGTGCAATGGGGGTCACCTATTACAACATGTGTTGCCATTAATTTAACTCCTTATCACGTTTTTGTTTTAAAAATTCAAGAAAGTCAATAACATTATCTTCATCATCAAACTCTGCTATAGAGTTAATAGCTAGATCATTATTATTTTGTTTCTTGTCATCAGCAAATCCACGGAGTCCCCATAGAAACGTTGAGTGGGGATCGGTAGTTGCCATCTTTATCATGCCTCTTGCTATTGTAGAACATAATTCATATTCTTCTGTGGATAGTTTAGTATTAGAATCCATAACAATACCACAGGTAAAACCTTTTTCCCAAGGTGTTACTAAAACTTTTATAGCATTTTTAAATGCTGATTTATTAAACTTTTTAGTCATAATTTTTATAGTCGGTAAAGGTGGATACTAGACCCCTCAAAACTAATACCCACCCAGTTACGCAGACTCTTCCTCCTGTTTAGGATTATTAACCTCCGTATACCAAACCCATTTAGGGTTCTTACCTTTAGATTGCTGTTGTGGTAACAACTGCAATTTACTTCCCCAACAAGGAAGTTTGTATGGGCAAAATGAACAAGCTAAGCCCAAAACTTTATTACCTGTAGGTTTACCTCTGAATGTTTCTTCAATCACATTATACTGTCTTTTAAAAGGTACACCGTCTTTAATTGCTTTTACATTATCTTCAGCTTTTTTTATTGCATCACTTTTATATGGCTCTACAAGTTTAGGTGTTTCACATACTGTCCATTCACCTGTAGATTTATTAATCACTATCCAGCCACCAAAGTCTTTGCTTTGACTCTCTGCATATAAAAATCCTTGTGACGCATAGCCAAAGGTATCATCTTTAACAACTTCATTAAATCCACCGTCTTCACCAAATTTTTTTTCAAAGGAATATGGTGATGCACTTTTAATATCCCATACCTTTTCATCAATTTCAACATCTTGTCTTCCTTCAATCTCTTCTCCCTTAAATTTATACTTAACTTGTTTCTGTTCATTTTTTATTTCTACTCCTGCAGATTTCATTATAAACAATGCTAGTGCTTCTATAAGATCTCCAAAGGTATTTCTAACTTTAGCATTGTAAGGTTGTCCCTCACCCTTTATACCCTTAGCCTCCATCTGCAATTGGCATAGGGGTCTACCTACATTGGACATTCTAAGTTCAAACTTAGAACCTCTATTCTCAGTAAATTGTTTTAGTAAGGCCTTTTTACAGGCCTCACCAAACTCCTCTACAAGTTTTTTGTCTACTTGTGCAGGACTCTTTGACACTTTGTCAAGATACTTCTGTACTTTTAAAAGTATAGTATTCATTACTTAGATAATACAGCTTCAGGTAGCTCATCGTCAAGTTCTTTCACTATCTCTGCATTTACAGAATCAGACCCATTGGGCTTTTTAGTTTTGGCTGTATTGTATAAGCCAACAACTTCTTCATTTTCTGTATCGATAGATTCCTGAAATACTTTTAAAGTTTCCATATCTGTGTCAGACAACTGTAAATTAGCATCAGCATTTACAGCTAT